TGACAAAACCCATCAAAAAATCGCACTACTGGTCGCAGAGAGCGCTCAAGTGGTGCAGTAAAAAAATAGATGACCACGCCACTACTGGCGAGGTCACTCGCATGGCCTGCGAGCGTTTTATTCGGGACCTGGAATCTGACAAATGGGATTTTGACGGCGAGGCCGTGGAAAATGCTTGCATGTTTTTGCAGTGCCTTCCGCCTCCATCTGGTGAACAATATGGATATTTTATGGAGTTGCAGGATTGGCAAGCTTTTTTTATGGCGAATGTTGAGGGCTTTCGTGTAAAAAACACAGGCAATCCAAAAATTGGACTCATGTCTGCACGACGCTTTCAAGACGCGAGTCTGTGGGTTGCGCGGAAGGCCGGTAAGACGTCTTTTTGTGCTGGAATAGCTCTGAAAGATTTGACTATCGACAACCGACTTGAGAGCATGCAAGTTTTGTGCGCGACGAAGGAGGAACAGGCTCGAATTGCGTTCAACGCAGCAAAGTCAATGGTCACGCGGAGTCCTGCTCTCAAGTCCTTTTATGGACTGAGTGCCAAAGTCCGGGAGATATTGCGCAAAGATGAGCGCGGCGGTATTATGGCGACCTTGTCATCAAACTCCAAGACGATGGATGGTTACAGACCTACCTTGGCGCTCCTGGACGAGGTACACGCGCTTGAGAACAGAGATTTGTATTCAGTATTGACCACTGCGCTTGGCGCTACCTACTCGCCTCTGTTGCTCACACCGTCGACAGCAGGCTTTGGTCTGCAGACAGTGGGTCGAACGTTGTACAACCTGCATATTGACGTGTTGAAACAGGACGTAGAACTCGACAATGTGTTTTGCCTGCCGTTCGTGCCTGACAAGGGCGACGACTATTATGACGAGCGCACGTGGCGCAAAGCCAATCCTTCACTCGGCACGATTGTGAGTCTTGACTACTACAAGAACCAAGCCGGTATCGCAGCAAAATCAAAACAGGACGAGCCGTTTTTTATCACGAGACAGTGCAATATCTGGCAGGGTAGCAGCGCTGAACAGTGGTTGAAGGAGGAGGACTGGGACCATTGCGCGAACACGATGTTGACGTTGAATGATTGCAAGGACTTTCCGATGACTCTCGGCATTGACCTGTCGTCGTACGACGACCTTACAGCGTTCTGCCTTTTGTTCCAGCTCCCTGACGGCGGTATCCACGCCGCGTTCAGATTTTACTGCCCTGCGATGACAATCACACGAAAGTCGAACGAAGGCATGCGGTATTACAGTGCTTGGAAAGACAACGACAGTCTGATGGAGTGCGGAGACATGCGTATAGAACACTCAATGCTTGCGCGGCATATTGAGGACATCTACAAGCAATTCTATTGCACGCGCATTGTCGTAGACCAATACGCGGGCGCTGAGGAATTGGCGTCGCTGTTGCCTTTTGAGATTTTTGACAAATTCAGGCGCCTGCGCAAAACTGCCAATACCGTGACAGAGAGCGCCAGAGACATTGAGGCGCGCTTGAGAACAAGAGATGGCTTCAGCCATGACGGAAATCAGATAGCGAAGTGGTGTGTGACCAATGTGTACGTGCGCCGCTTCACAGACGAATCTCTCATTCCACAGAAAGAGGAAGCGGAGTCTGAGCAAAAAATCGACGCTGTCGACGCTCTGATTTTCGCAAACGCAGGCCGCTTGGCCGGGGATGTTGGAAAGCAGCCTGAACAGAGAGACAACGACTTCGGAGCGGGCGACAACGAATTGCCTATAATGTTCGCCTGAGCGAGCGGTACTATAGCAGACATGAATTTGCGAAAGATATTCAACCTGTTCAGGACTTCGTACCAGCCGAGCGCCGACGACGCGAACTTTTACATGGCTGGGAAGTCCCTGCCCTCGAGCGCGCTGGCGTGCTCAGCTGTAGTTGCCTGCGTTTCACTGCTCGCTTCTACTCTCGCGCGTTTGGAATGGGGAGTCTACAGAAAACTAAGTTCGCACTACGAACCTGTTGAAAACCATCCTTTGAACATTTTGTTGAGGGACCCTCACGGAAACGTAGACGCTTATACGTTTTATGAATATCTGTTTGAGTCGTTGTTCATGCACGGCAACGCGTATTCTGTCGTGTCAAGAAACTCAAACAGTATGGTCTACAACCTTTCGTTTGTCGACGCTTCGTCTGTCCGCATTGAGAATCGTGGCTACGGCCGAACAATTTATAACTTCAACGAATTCAATCCGCCCTCGACACAGTCGAGAGAAAGGAACATGTCGCCTGCTGGACTGCTGCACATCAGATCAAGCTTCTACGATTTGGCCGACGGCAGGTCAAGGTCCCCGATTGAAATCGCTGCTGGCAGCAGCGCGAGCATTTTTACCGGAGCTGCTGATTCTCTGGGCAAATCAGTCATCAACGGATTGAGATCTCCAGGCTGGATTGAGACGCAACTGGACTGGAATCGTGAAACAACCCGAAAATTCATTGAGGAATTTTCAAAAGCTTTTACTGGAGGCTTCAATACTGGCAAAGTGCCTGTGATGCCGAAAGGTCTTGAGTTTCACGGCATCAACGTCCCGCCTATTGACCAGTACATCATCAGCGTCTTGAAATGGGGAGTTGAGGACGTGGCGCGTTGCTACGGCGTGCCCCTTCCGTTGATACATTCCGTAGAAGGAAAAGTCAATTCTCAAGCTGAAAAACACTGGGCGACGTTCATTCGCACGACGGTAGCCAAGAACGTGGCGCGAGTGGGGAGTCAATTCAGCAAGAAATTGTTCACGCCAGAGGAACGTATGAGCGCAGAACCGCTCGTAATCTGGGCTCCTACGCTCCACATTGAAATGCCGGTATTGAGCGACCTGGCGAACTTTATAGAGGTTTTGGCCCGTTCTGACGTGCTCGAACAGAACGAGGCAAGACAGATTCTGTCGCCGTTGAACTTAGCGCCAAGGGGAGACGGCGACAGAATGCTTCAGGTGTCAGGGGCGCCTGACAGAAACGAGGAAAAGAACGATGAATGAAATGGAGAGAGGCGTATATCTTTATGAGGTCGATGAGTCGAGCAGTTTGATAACTCTGGAGCTGCTGAAAGCTCACCTGGCCATCGATCATGACCAGGATGATCTCATGCTGGCGCGGATTCTGAAAGCTTCGCAGTCCCACGTCGAGGACTTGACGATGATGAAGCTCTACGACACAAGAATCGTAGAGCGGTATCGGGTCAAGGACCTGGCGTCAGGCGGTGTTTATCGCTTCGTCTACAGGCCGTTTATCGAGTTGACAGGCTATCACTACGCAAATTCACCAGCCATGGACTCGGTCCCTGGGAGTTTGGTGACAGACGGAAACGACTTTACAACTGTAGTCGAAGGCGAGCTGAGAGACGGCATATTCATTCCAGGAAGCGCTGTCGTCGAGAACGACAGCGACTACGTGTTTTTGGCTTACCGGGCTGGAGTGTCGAGTCTTGTGTCTGGCCAAGACGTGCTAAAGCAGGCTTCTTTGCTTGTGGCGGCGTCTATGTATGAGATGCGAGAGTCGGAAGTCAGCATGCGCGTAAGTGAAAATCCAATGCTGGCGAGGTTGCTGGCAAATTACAAGGTCTTTTACTGATGCGCACCGGTACTTTGAGACATAGCGTCGTGTTGAAGGAATTCAGCAGTGTCTCCGACGAATTCGGAGGGCAGGTGCTGCAGGAGTCCATGAATTACACACGGCGCTGCGCCATTCGCGGAATCACAGGCAAAGAGATTGAAAAGATTGGCCATCTGTTGTCTGAAGCGTCGTATCGGTTTCAGTTCAGATACGACGACGTGACAAGCCGTATCACAAAACTGTGGAAAATTGTCCACGGCAGCAGAACATACGAGGTGCTTTACCAAATCGACCCTGACGGCCGCGGCCGGGAGATAGTCGTGTTTGCTAAAGCTGTGATTTGAAGCAGTGTTACGATATCGCTCAACTTTTAGGAGGTTGTTGTGGACAAGCAATTCATAGATCAGCTTTTCAAGATTGAGTCAAAGTACAAAAGCGACTTTGACAAAGTCGTGGGCAAGGGCCGGGTCGTCATCAGCAATTCAGCGAAAACGCTGAAGGGCGAAAGTGAAGTGCGCGAGTTTCAGGCTGAAGTGACGATTTCAGGCGTAATAGACCAATACGTCTACAACGAACTCTCTGGAGCTCTCAAGAATCTGAAAGACAAAAACATTTTGCTGAACATCAGCTCTGATGGAGGGTCTGTGTTTTCAGGCGTGGCTGTCTACAACCTCCTCAGAAGCTTCAAAGGCAATGTTAGTGCGCATGTGCACGGCATGGCAGCATCAATCGCGAGCGTTATTCTGCAAGGGGCAGACAACCGATTGATTGCCGAAGGCGCGCAAGTGATGATTCACGATGCGTGGGGCTTGGCGATTGGCAACGCTGCAGAAATGGAAAAGGCTGCCAAGCTGTTTGACAAGATGAGCAATATCATTGCAGACATTTACGCAATCAAAGGCGAAAAGAGCAAGACAGAATTCCGGAACCTGATGAAAGAGGAGAGCTTTTTGTCAGGGTCTGAGGCAAAAGATTTGGGCCTGGTGGATGAGTTTGATGTGGTTGATGTAGAAACTCCTGAACTTTCTCCTTCTGGCAACGATGCATTGAGCGACGATTCCGCCCAGGCCCAAGCTCTCATGACAAAGATTTTGGCGCAGTAACCTAACGACGTAATGTACGGAGGTAAAAATGCAAGCAATTGCAAATGCTGAAAAGGTCAAGACCATGATCTTGGATGCGGCGGAACGAGCCAAGCATTGGCGAGGCAAGGACGTCGACACCCTTGAGACGGGACTGACTGAGATTCAGGACAAAGTCGCAAAGGCTTTTGAGGAGGCCGGTACTGACGTCGATCTGTCCAAAGTCACCTCTCTGGAGGCGAAAGGCGATGGGGCGACTGTGCTGGGGGAACTTCAAAAGCTGAGCGATGAGGCCGCCGTGATGAAAGCTGTGATTGATGAGAAGCATGGGCTTTCTCGCATTCAGAGCCAAATCATGAAGGCAAGGGACGATGACGATGACAGCGACGGAAGCGTCGAAGGTCTGAATTTTGCCTGGAAAACTATAGGCGACTCCATTGTGGAGACGAAAGAGTTTCAGGCTGCTTTCAAAGCTTCGGGCGATTGGAGTCAGCGTGGTTTTCATGCGGAAATCGGTGGCGACATCGTCGACCGCATCGTCTCTCCGATGAACGCTACTTTCAAGACGACGGCAGGTTGGCCGCCTGAGGTGGTCAGGTCTGGCCGCGTTGTCTTGTCAGAGCAGCCTGAGGTCCAGCTGCTTGATCTGCTCCCGATGATTCGAGTGCGGGGCGGTGGCTACAAATGGATGCAGGAGACGACGTTCACCAACTCCGTTGCAGGGGTCGCTGAGGAAGCGGCGCTGCCTCAGTCGACGCTCGCTCTGACAGAAAAGAGCACGTCGATCAATCGTGTTGGTACGTATATTCCGGTCACTGACGAGCAGTTGCAAGACGAGACGGGAGCGCGTGACTATTTGCAGATGCGCATTCCTTTCATGGTCAGGCGCAAGCTGTCTGACCAGGTCTTGAACGGCAACGGTTCCACGCCGAACCTGGACGGCCTCATCAACGAGACAGGGATTGGCACTCAGGCAAAGACAAACGCCATTTCAGTTTTGGACGTGTTTCTGAAAGCAAGGACAAAGATTCGCACTGCTGCGTATCTGCGTCCGGATTCTGTTCTGATTGGCCCTGACAATTATGAATCCATGCTGCTGACGAAGGACAGCGACGGCCGGTATCTGTTTGGCGGACCGACTGCTGCGAGGCCTCCGTCTATTTGGGGAATCTCGATTGTTGAGAGTGATGACATTGCTGCGAACACGGCTTTTATGGGCGCGTTCCGCACGCAGGCGGCTCTGTTGATGGGTCGCACTCTGTCGGTCGACGTCGGCCTGGTCAACGACGACTTTATTCGGAACAAGCAGACGTTCCGCGCATACCTGCGCACGAACGTTGTGATGTTCCGTCCGAAGGCGTTCTGCAAGCTGACAAGTCTGAACGCGTAATCAGCGGGGGATCGGGAGCCTTTTGTCCCGAATCAAAAGGCTCCCTTTCTTAAATGCTTGAGGAAATCATTTACAATGCCTGTTCTGCAATCTCTGGGGTCACGTGTTATCCCGTTGCGCAGACTCAGGACTCAGGCTCGTTGACCTTTCCTGCTGTCGTGTATTCATGCGTGGCAAATCGGTCAGCAGGTCTTTTCCAGGGAACGGGAGACACCGCGAGAGAGTTTCAATTTGATTGCCAAGCAAGATCATTTTCTGAGGCTGTCAGAGTCGAGCGAGAGCTCGTAGACAATCTTTATAACACTGGGAGAGTGATCTTGTTTGGTCTTTTGATTGACGACTTTGACGGCAATCGCAACGTCTACAGACGCATTCGCAGGATAAACTTCAGAAATGGCTGAGCTGGATGTAAAACTGCTGGGGCATAGAGAATTGCTTGCGGCTGTCAAAGCTTTGCCTGGGGCTCTCGGCGAGCACGTTCAAGGCGTAGGGATGAGAGCTGCTGCGAAGGTTGTGGCTCAAGAGATGAAGGCGACTTCGAGGTTTGTGGACAGGTCTGGGAGGCTCAGACAGTCCATCAAGGCAAAGTCTAAATCTGGGGTTGTGGACACTCCACTTGGACGGAAAAAAGTGCGCAACGCCGCTGCTCAGGCTGGGGCCTACGCAAGACATGCGCACTTGATTGAGCTGGGCGGCGGCAGATTGAGAGAAGCCAGACCGTTTGTATATCCAGCGCTGGAATCTACGCGGCTTGAGCAAATGGAGTATGCGTCCAGAGCGATGCGCACTGCATTTGGCAAAATAAGGGCTGACTTGGCCATTGGCAGGTCGGTAAGAAAATCATTGCAATATCTCACGAGGTGAAACATGACTGCAATTACAGTTTTTGGCTCAGAGCGTTGTACTCTTGAAATCTCGCAGGCAGACGGTAGTTTTATCGTCGTGCCTGGGGTTTCTGGCTACGATGAGTCTGGCGGCGATGCTCCGCGAAGGGATTCTATCACCTTCGAGGGAGCGACACAACTGACTGGACATGCCCGTCCGGCAGAGGTGAGTTTTGAAGGCAAAATCATTCCGACACATCCTGCATGGCAGAGACTGAGGGAAGTGTTTGGAGACGGTAGTGTGATTCAGGTTCGTTTGACGACCGACGAGCGCGAGATTCTGGACCCGTCCGGGACTATCGCAATCGCCACGACCGGCATCGTCACACTTGCAGGCAACGGGGCTCCAGTCCTGAAAAAGGACAGGTTCGCGCCCGGGATGGCTTTCAAGGTTGGAACGTCAAGCAAGACGGTCTATACAATTACCAGCATCAGCGACAATAATGTTGCGACTGTGGCTCCTAAGCCCGCCGCTCAGGTCGCAGCCACTGAAAATTACACGATTGTCGTGCCGTCGATTCGTCGGGGTCCGTTTGACGCCACTGTCACGCTCGCTGACAGAGTGTCGCTCGCTTCCGAAGGCGACATGGAGACGACTGTGCAGCTTTCGCCGACGGCTTCACAACTGCCTGAATGGACTGCGGTGGCTGCATGAATCAGCTGGAAGCTATTGAAAAGATAGTCTCAAACGCGGCGACGGTCGACGTCTATGGCGTCATGCTTGAGCTCGAGGCGCCTTCATTGGCAGACGCCGTCGCTTTGCGCGCCAGATACGGCAAGGAGACAAAAGACAAGGCCCTGGCAGATGACATCGACGCTCTGCTTGAGGTGACATGCCGCATGGCTATTGACACTGTCAAACTCTGTATTCCTGAGATTGCGTCTGACGAAAAGAGGGTTGAGAAACTGATCTCCAAATCTGGCGGTTTGGAGGGTCCGCTTGTATTGGCGTGTTTTGACCTGTGCGGGCTCACGCCCGTAGCGAAACAGACCGACCCTGAAGTCGACGTGTCTTTTTGATTGCCCGAGAATTGGGAATCACATATTCTCGGGCGCAGAAGGAGATCACTCCTGGCGAATACAGTCTTTGGAAAGACCACTTTTCACGCTATCCTCCAGGAGATTTTTTGACTCAGATAATTTTGGCCAATATCTGGGCGGTATTGATGAACGCTTTGAGCAAGAAAAAGAGCAGAATCACGCCCTACGATGTTGCGCCATGGTTGAAAGTCAAGAAGCACAAAACGAAAAGAGAAAAGGACATGGAAGGTGCGGCTTTCGTAGCCTCGATGTTGAAACATGGCAAATGAACTGCGAATAGGCGGCGCGGTTGTCGACTTCCAAGGTCGAAATCAGCAGCTTTTGAGGACGGTGCGGCAGAATGAAGCCGCGCTGAAACGCCAATCAAGAGCTGTTGACCAGGCAAGAAGGCGATTTGCGTCTTTGAGGTCCAGCGTAGCTGGGCTGGCCGCACCTTTGCTCGGAGTCAGCGCTGCTTTTCGTGCAGTGTCTGTAAATACGCGCTTTGAGTCTGCGCTTGCCAAGATTCAAGGCCTCGTCGGCGTGGCGAAGGAGGACGTCAACGACTTCCGAGACTCTCTTTTGGAGTTGGCAGGGACAGCAGGGCGTTCTCCTGTAGAGCTTGCTGAGGCGCTGTTTTTTATCACTTCAGCAGGCGCCCGTGGGTCAGCGGCTTTGAACGTCCTGAATCTGTCTGCCAAAGCCGCGGCAGCGGGTCTTGGTGAAACGAAGGTCGTGGCAGACGCTGCAACGTCTGCAATCAACGCCTATGGCGCCGAGAATCTCACTGCAGAGAGGGCGGTAGCTGTATTGCTCGGTACTGTCCGAGAAGGCAAAGCTGAAGCTGAGACCATCGCGCCTGTGTTCGGGCGTGTGACGGGCGCAGCAGCCGCTTTGGGCATTGAATTTGATGAATTGGCCGCTGTTATTGCAGCATTGACTCGCGGCGGCCTGAACGCTGCTGAGTCCACAACTGCCTTGAACGCTGTTTTGAAGGCAATAGCGGCGCCTGCGGAAAGGTCCAAGAAAGAGATCGACAGACTCGGCCTTTCGGTTGAGGGTCTGCAGCAAATCGCGCGCGAGGAAGGGCTTGTCCAGTATTTGACGGTCCTGAAAACTGTCGCCAACGGCAATATCGACACCATCAAGAAACTCGTCGGTGAGTTTCGTGGTGTGAACGCTGTCCTGCAGCTCACAGGCGCCAACCTCGAAAGCTACATCGACATCGCGAATTCGCTCAGCAGCGCGTCGGTTGAGGACTTGACAAGGGCATTTGAAGCCCAGGAGGATACGCTGAGCCAGCAGTATCAGCGGTCTCTCGCTCTGATCGATTCTCAGCTGATCCGTCTTGGAGCGACGACGCTGCCGGTAGTGGCAGACGCGTTGAAGCTTTTGAACGATTACTTCGCCCTTTTTGTGGCCATCGTCGGCAATATAGTGCTTGACAAAGTGATTGGTCAGGTTGCAGCAATGAGCGCGGGGTTGGCGGTGTTTATACCGCGAGTGAACGCAGCGACAGCGAGCATAAGCAGATTTAGAGTCGGGATAATTGGCTTGAACAAGGCTCTCCTTGCTGTCGGCATAGGCTATCTTATTTGGGACCATTTTAATACGTCCACCACTGCAGCGACAGACTCTGTCAAAGCTCTGGACAAGCAAATTGAGGATACGCGGAAAAAAATTCGCGACCTTCAAGCGACCGCTTCCAATCCTTTGACGAGCATTGCCAGCTTTCTCACGTCGGGAGGCGACACTCTTGAGTCGCTGCAAAAGGAGTTGGACGAACTGATCAAAAAACGACGCGAACTTGCAGAATCTTTGAAAAAAGGGAGCGCTGCTGCTGATGATGAGGATCCTTTTGCGGCTCAGAGACGGAGCCTTGAGGAATTTGCAGAGAGAGCCAAAAAGATTCTCGGAGATCTTGACAGAAAGCCCGTCAATGTGAAAGTGAATACTCAGATTGCTGAGGACTCGTTGAGCGGTATCAGACAGCAGCTCCAAAACGAGTTGCGAAACGTGCAGCAGAACATCGACTCTCTCAGCGTTGATGAGGAGTCGGGCGCGCGTCAGCGTTTGCTGGATATAAACAGGACTCTCAATCAAGTTGCAGACGAAAGGATTCAACTGCAGAATCGTTTGAACGACGCCGTCGAGGCTGGGAACGATGAGGAGGCTGCAGCGTTGCGCAAATCAATCGCTTTGTTGGCGGAGGATGGCGCTGAGGTCAGCGAACTTATCGCGTTGACTGAATCGTTGACGGCCGCGCGTCAGCGCCTGAATACTATCACGGATGAGCAAAACGCCCTGCAGCAAAGGTTGCAGAGGACGTCAAATACGCTGCAGTATTCGTTTGAAGGTTTCTTTACGCAGATCATCACGGGAGCAGAAAGCGCGTCTGATGCGTTGCGAAATCTTGCGCGCGTTATCGTCAACGAACTGGCGCGCGCTCTGATTGCGCAGCCCATAGCCGCCGGGCTGGCCGGCATTTTGCAGCCTACTTTGGCTGGGATATTTGGAGGCGCCGGCGCTGGAGCTCCTGCAGCAGGTCGTGGATACGCAGGCACTCAAAGTGGAGTAGCCGCGTTCGCACAAGGGGGATTGGCTGACGGCTTGTCTTTTGTTGGAGAACAGGGCCCCGAGCTTGTTGATTTTCGCAATCCCGGACGTGTCTATTCAAACGCGGATTTGAGCCAGGCACTCGGCGCCGGCGCGGGCGGTATTGTCGTCGATTTCCATCCTGTGATACAATCATCTGATGGGCCTGGCGTGCGCAAGGCTCTTTATGAGGTGCTGCCTCGGTTTGAGGAAAATCTCAGAAACTCATTGCGGCAGGACATGAAGCGTCCTTCCGCTATTCGCAACGCTCTTAGAGGAGGATGAAAATGGAAATCATGAACACTATTGCCATGGTGATTGGATATTCGGTCATTATCGGAGGAGTATCTATGGCTATCATTATAGCCATCGCTACAATTATCAACGGAAAATACGAATAATATGGCCGTAAAGTTTTACGTAATAGCTCGCACAAAAACAGACCCTGTCGACTTTTGGAAAAGCTACGTGGAATCATTTGATGGCGCCTGGGTTGAAAATCCGTGTGATGCTTTGCGTTTTCCGAACAGAAAAGCTTGTGCAGCCTATGCAAAGACGGTGGCTGGTTTTGAGCGTTATGGTTTGAAACCTGCTGAAATTGGATACACTATCAATCTTAATGATCCTGAGGAGGAAACAAAATGACAAGAAGCGTGACAATTGTCAATACGTCCAATTGGAGGTATGAGGACATAGACGTTGAGTATGAAGCCGGTGACGTGGTCACTGTAGACACGCTCAAACCTGGAGAAATGCGGAAATACTATGCCGACCAGAAAATCCGTCGCATTGACCACGTGGACGGCCGCAAAAAGCCCGAGGTTTTCCGCGACCAGTACGGAGATCAAGTCACGCCTGAGGTGGATGTGTTTTTTAGGACGAACGACGGCAGGCGTTCAGACCCTGACGGTCTTGAGGACGACGACTGATGACGGTCCTTCAATGGCCTGCTGAAGCCAGGATTAAATCAAACGACCTGAGTTTGATTTATCCTGGCCAAGTGGCGTTGCAATCTCCTTATACTGGCGAACGCCAGGTTATAAACAGGTCTCCAGGCCTGTGGTCTGGCACTGTCCGCATTATGGAGGTGTCGTACCGGAATGCTGCCGCTATCAGAGCTGTTGAATCTATGCTTGCGCAGTTGCGCGGTCAAGAAAACATCATTGAAATTCCTTTGAATCGAGGGACTTTTGATATTACATGTCAAGCGGTGTTTTATGTCGATCCTGCCGATAATAAATTGTACCAATACAAAATGGGAGAGGGTGAGCATGTAAAGATTTCGGACAGGGATTTTTCTGGTGTGATCTCTATTGAGCAGTTTGCAGACCCAGACAAGATTGTGATGTGTACGAGCACTCAGATATATGTCTACAATCTTTTGACAGACGGAACTGGCCAAGTACTTGACTTTGCATCATTTAGAGGCCCTTACGCAATTGTGGATCTAGTGTCGTCGAGCGATTCAAGAAGGGGCTGTGTGGCGCTGGATTTTGGGATAGCAGGTCTAAGAGTGAGGAGAGATATTCGCTATGATGCAGATACTAATGCAGTAGATCTTAACTTGGTTACCGATTCTGTTACAAATGTCCAAGCAATCTACGAGTTTGATGAAATAGGTACGTATGTGGTGTTGAGGACAATCGGTGCCGGCAATTCAGAAATCTACATAGCTGATGCCGTCAATCCTGCAAACTTTGGAACAGTATATACTTTTGACAGGAGAATTCCCAGGACTAACGCTGCAAGCAGATTTGCGCAAAGTTTTCTGCATTTTCATAGCTCGACGGGAGTCGTCGTAAAAGTAGATATTGGAACGCCTTATGTTGAGACTGCTTACACGTTAGGCAAATCCAACGTTCAAGCGATGTGCGCAGACCGCAGGCATGAATCAAATCAAAACTGTGGCATCACCGTCGCCAGCACTGCGTTCGTGGAAGGACGTCTCAAGACTACTTTCAACCGCGCATTGACCATGAACAAAGGCGACTATTTGAGGATTGGAGACCGTCTGTACAATTATGTAGAGTCGGCCGACGCCGGTACTTCGGCGTTTTTGTATCCACAGGCGGTGCCTGCAGACGGGGCTATGGTGAAGCCCGCTCCGACAGTGCGCGCGCGTTTGTCTGACGAGCAGCCTGCAATGATGGCCAAAAATCCCGATTTTGCAGGGCCGTGGACTCTCAATTGGGTTGAAGCAATATGACGACTGAAAATCTCAGCGTCGCCTGGCTTTGCTCGTTCGTCGGCACGACCTACAGATTCTGGTCTGGGGAAGGGTCTTTGACTTTTGACGAAGCGACCTACATCGGGGCAGGCCGTTTGATTGAGATTTCTCCCGCTGAAGTGGATCTCAAAACGCAAAATCGTCGATTGACCGCGTCGCTCGCGTTGAATGATGACGCTACGCTTCGCCAAGCTTTCATGCAAGACCCAGGCCCTTTGACGGTTGAGATCAATTGGATTTACTCGAGAGACAGCGGCAAGTCCTGGACTCGACTGCCGCGAAAATATGTAGGGCGTTTGAGCAACCCCAGATTCGTGAACAACGTCTATCAGGTGGAGCTGGAGACGTACGCAGGGGATGTTGACAGAGGAAGGCCCAGGAGATGGTCCGATGAGGACCAAAGGACTTATTTTCCTGGGGATCGTGGCATGGAATACATGCGGGAACTCGAACAGGGGATTGACAAAGTACTATGGCCTCCGTAAACGAAATACTCGAAGCTCAGCAAGGGCGGTATTGCTGGGGCAAAAGAGACTGTTTTACGACGTCTCGCGCGTTGATTGAGTACGCGCTTGCCAAGCGAAGCAATATGAGGTATCCAAAATGGGCGCTCTCCAAGGAGAGTGAGGCCCGGCGGTACGCGGAACACGTCAAAGGGGGCGTGCACAAAGTGTACCGCGACGTGCTGATGAAAGTCAAAGGCGTGCAGTGTTTCACAAAGAAAACAGATTTGAAGCCTGGCGACATAGTGTGTTTGAGCGGTCGTCCGACCGTAGGCCCGCACGTGTGGGACACTAAAGTCAGAGGCTGCATTCTCGGCTTCGTCGATGAGAGCATCACTATACTGGCCTGGACGCCTGCAGGACTCGCGGCGGTGTCTGGCGACTACAGCATAAGGGAGACATACAGATGCCGGCGACAGTCGTAATAGCGATTGCTAGCGCGGCGGCAGTCACAGCTTTCTCGGCCGCCGCGTTCACATTTGCCGCGTTTGCCACAAACTTGGCAATCACGGCAGGCCTTGCGTTACTGTCGTATCTGTTGACGCCTAAGCCAAAAATCGGGACTTTGGACAGTACCGTCACCAGGACTCAGCGAAGCGCCGTAGCGCCCGCTCGATGGATACTTGGCCGCGCCCGCGTGGCCGGGCAAATGGTGTACTACGAGGAAAACGTCAGTCCTGGCGCCAGGAATGGCGAATGCTACGTCGCATTGGTGTTAAGTGAAGGCTCATGCGATTCTATTGAGAAAATATGGATTGACTCGACTGAAATACCTTTCACCCGTACTTCAAGAACAGGCGGCGACAAACTTACGCCTTTGGATCAGGGCGATTTTCATGAAAACTACAACGGCAAACTGGAGGTGTACGAATACTTCAAAGCTGATGGCACGCAAGGCGCAGAATTGAGGACTGCAGTGAGTTCCTCAAAATGGAGCGCCATGCACAAATTGAACGGCAAATCGTGGGTTTACGTCAAACTGACGCAGCCGGCGTATTCATCAAAATCCACAGCCGGAAGGTTTTGGACGAAGTTTCCTGAGATCACTTTCCTCGTAAAAGGCTTGAAAATCACCTGGCCCGGGCAGACAACGCCCGTATGGACGGAGTCTGCAGCAGCGCTGCGGTATTGGTGGTTGCGGAACAGGAGAGGCGTGCCTGCAGCAGCAATTGACAGCGCTTCAGTAATAGCAGCGCACACGCTGTGCAGTGCTGTATTGGACCATTCATCCAATTTTCCAGACTCGGGCTACGAAACAGCGACGAAAACAGTAACGCGATACTCTATCAATGGCGTTGTGCAGTCTGAGGATGATCCTGAGGCGGTTGAGAAGTTCATGGATTTTGCTTGGCAGGGCTATGCCCTTGAGGTGGATGGAGTATACATTTTCAGGCCTGGAGCGGACAGGGCCGCGACTGTCACTTTGAATGAGGAAAACATTGTGGCTGTCGAGGAAGTATCACCAGCGCCATCTCTGCAAGACCGAATCAACTCTGCGACGGTCACGCTGTCGCAGTCCAGAGATCATGATTGGCTGAATTACGGCGTTCCTGAGGTAGTCGACCAGCCAGCGTTGACGCGGGACGGTGAAAGGCTTCCTGTCGATTTTCAGACTACGCCCTTTGTGGCAGACCCTCTGACGGGGGCGAGGCTTTTGGCGATAGCGTTGAGGCGCGCGAGAGGCAGCGCCACGTTTTCGTACCGCGTGATGCCGGGCGACATGTTTGAGCTGTTCGGGCTCATTCCGACAGACCGCGTGCTGGTAAACGACTCCAATTATGGACTGGTCAATTTTCGGGCGCAGATTGTGGCGACGACAATCAACGACGACTGGTCTGTCACTCTGTCCTTGATTGAGGACCTGGATGGAGTATACGCTGACACTTTCGTGCTGCCTGCTCTGAAGCCCAGAGAGATTGGAGTGACGAATCCCAGGTCAGTAGCGACCGTGTCCAATCTTGCGCTGGACGAGACTGTTGAGCATCAAGACGACGGCACGGTACTTGTGACACTGGACGTGTCATGGACCGCCAAGCCTATCGCTGAGACTGAAGTGCAGTATCGCGTGCAGAAAACAAGTCAGGCAGCTGAAGCTGGGTGGCGATCCCTGTTCACAGAGTCGGACTCGATTGAAATCCCGAACGTGCTTGTGGGCGTGACGTATGAAGTGCGCGCAAAGCACATTTACGAGAATGGGCTGGCCAGTTCTTGGACAGCGTTGGCGTCAAGACTCATTGGCGGCGACTTGACAGCGCCAGGCGCCATAACCGGGCTGACGGTCACGGGGATTCGTGGAGGCTACGAAGCTACATGGACAAATCCTTCCGACTCCGATTTGGGCTATGTTGAAGTGACAGACGGCAGTACTCAATTTAGCGCTAGCAGGTCTGTGCGTGGGAGAGTGTCGAGCAATCACTTCATGCGTGCTAACATTGGCACTCCTACAGCGTTGTGGGTGGGTGTGCGGCCTGTCGACAGAAGCGGCAATCGCGGAAGCATTACACAGGCGCAAGTGACAACGCAGGCTCCAGGGGTTTTGCTATCTGAGATACCGAGAGGGCCGAGGGACTTTTCAGTAGTCACGACCGCGTCGTCGTGGAGTGACACTTTGGCCAATACTGCCACGCCTGGGAACAATGTGGTGAATGACCAGGTTACGCAGTACAAAGTCGACGGCAGCTATATCGAGACTCGGTACTGGACAGGCTCTGCATGGACAGCCGTTGATCGCAGGATAGACGGCAACCTTTTGATTCGCGGCAGCGTAGGCGCGAATCAACTGAGCGTTGGCAGCATTACAGCTGGCAAAATAGCAGCAGGTGCTATCAATGCGGCGGATCTGATTGCGCCGGGTGTTGTGAATTTGACAAGATATTTTACCGCTTCAGAAAATTCAGGAGGCGCCAATGCTTTGGATGTTGGAAGTTTTACATTGCCAACTGGCGGAAATTATATGCTTCTGCTGCTAATGACTTTGCGCGTGCGCTATAACTCAGGAGGTACTAGCCTTTCGTCATTTTCATGGCCTACAGTATATTTGAGAACTTATAAAAACAATGTGCATGATAGCACATTGGGCTTGACAGTGTCCAGTTTGGACCTTACAGATCTCATTAATCAAGATTCAATTACTTTGTTGACTCGAAGTCAGATAACAGGCGGCACTGTTATAAAGTTTGATGTGTCGTCGTGGGCCGGCTATAGAAACGCGAGAATAGACCGGGCTGCGAGTGTTGGCGTGGTAGGCTTTTTGTCGTGAATCAATTACCTATAGCCGCGAAATTCCCGCGGTGTACAGTATTCAGTAATTTTGGAGGCAGACATGGCTGACAATTATGAAAGTTTCAACCCTGGCTTAGAGTCGCCAGTTGTCAACGCATCAGCGTTGTCAGCTTCAGACTCTGAGATTGACGTCACGCGCGCGCTGCACGTCAATGCGTCTGGCACAATCACCGTCCAATTCGCCGACGGTACTGATGACGTCGCGCTTGTTGTGGTGCAAGGGCAGACTTATCCTTACCGAATCAAGAAACTCAAGACCGTCGCAGGCGGCGCGGTCGTGATTGGCCTGTATTGACATGTCCGGCATTGGCATAGGTTTGATGTTGACAGGTTTTCCGCGCTCAATCGGCGCGGCTACGAACATTCCTGCGCCTGCTCAACCTGAGCATACTTTGCCTGCCGGCAGGATGCAATGGACAAACGGCGCGAGTGCCGATCTTGACATGTATTGGACAAACGGCTCAGGCGACGATTTGATTATGGAGTGGTAAAATGCCCACGCTTTACGACAGTGAAACAGCGAAATTGGCAAAGAGCAGTATTCCAACTGCGCGCCTGCCGATTGACGACGATACCAGCGGTGCGAAGTACATTGAAGGCAGAGATGTACTGAATATCGCGCGCTATCTTGGCCGCTACGCCAATGAAGCAGCTGCTACGACTGCAGCAGGAACGCTTCAGACCGGTGACTTGTATCTCGACACGTCCGAAAATAAATTCAGAGTGTATGACGGCTCTGCGTTTGAGGATGTTACATTCACTGCCTCAGGGGGCGGTGATGACAGCGGAGGAGGCGACACTTCTCAATATCTGACGGAGACCGACATTGAAAATCTCGTGCGGTCTATTACGATTTCAGGTCAAACGCTGACGGTAACAAAACAAGACGATTCTACATCTGAGATTCAGCTTCCTGGAGAGGCTGTCTACAGAGTATATTCCTCTCTGAGAATTGAGGATATTGCCTTGACGACGGAAGCGGTATCGACGAATAATCAGGCGTCAACGCAGGAACTGTCTTATGCCGCAAGTGTGGCAGACAACGCTGAACTCGGTCTGTCCCTCGCGGCTTCTGACCATGTGTTCAGGTTTACGAATATCTCAACCGCTGAGGACAGACTGCTGCACATCAGTGGGTTCGTGCCTGTGTCTCACATCGGTGGAGGCGGCGCGCTTCAAGTAGATTTCAATGAGTACTTGAGTACGAGCCCGACTGTTGTGAATCGCACCACCAGACTTTTTTTGGAAGGGTTGGCCGACGCTGACAGAGTGTGCGAATTCAAGGCAGCTTTGAATCAGACGCTTGTCAATGTTAGAAAAGACAGGCTCTACAGGATAGTTGTGACATTCACAAAAACCAGTGGAGGCGCCGCCACATGGGGCATTGACTATCCAGCAAATGGGGGAGAGATCGGAATCTCTTTCTCGCCCGCTGCTGAAGTTGCAGATGAGCTGCCTGACGGCGGTGCCGAAGGGCAAGTCCTGACGAAAGCGTCTGCTACAGACGGAGACGTTGAATGGTCAGACAGTGCGAGCGGTGTTCCTGACGGCGGTGCTGAAGGGCAGGTGTTGGCGAAAGCTTCTGCTACAGACGGAGACGTTGAATGGAGAAGTGAGGCAGAAGTGTCGACTCCTCCTGCTGAAGGAGGGCCCCACTATTTTGGTGACAGTCAGGACGGTGACGGAAACTCTGTCTCAGAATGGAGACCTGTCGATGACATTCTTGCCCTTTTGACAGTCGAGACGTTGCCAGACCCCGACAGTCTGCAGTTGAACGACATCAGATTTTCAAGTGGTGTGGAACCTGGGCGGCACACGGTAATTCCGAATCCTGAGTCGCCCAGGAACTCACTGATTTTGAAGGTAGGCACTGATTCGTCTGACAGCACCGAGCACGGCGCGTCATTGTACGCAGCCAGTGGCGGCGAATATGGTGAGTTTCTGAGGAATCATGACGGCGCTGTAGCAGCGTTCATCTATTACACTGGCACAAACGGCGCGATGGCGTTCGCTATCAAAGACCAATATGTGAATAGCGACGGAACGGTGTTGCCGGCTATCACTATTGTGGGGTCGCGCGCTGCAACGTTTACTTACACGCTTTCTTACGACGCGCAAGGCGATTTTACGGAAGGGGCCGTGCAATTCAGGCACTATAAAATCGCTTCTGTCGCAGAGGGAGGCCCCGGCATCACAGCGTCAGATTTTGCAGACGTCAGCGATGACGATGAGTTGGGGCTTTTGCTGTATAGTGACAGCTCAGCTCAGACGCCTGTCAATATCAATCCCGCGCACGCGTGGAGATGGGACGACAAGGAAGTGACGGGAAGCGTAATTCCTGAAGTTTATGATGAGGACCCTTCAATCACAGGCAAAAAGCCTGGGACATTGATTGTTTCCGATCACAAGCTGAAGTATGCCCAGCCGCGAACAGTGATCACTCCTGACAATCAGAATGAGATCACTTTGAATATGGCAGGCCATAATTACGGCCTGCCTGGAAGCGCTTACGCGCGCGCAAACGCTGCGGCTGGCGAAGCCATCGACGATCCGCGCAGTTTCATGGGCCAAATGGATTGGTACAGGGCTTCACAGGGGAATGGCGGCGTGATGGAGATGTTTCTCCGTGATGACGACATGGAAGCCCGTCTGGGCTCGTCAATCGTGGCACGCGCGCAGCTTTTTGGCAGAAGTGCAGAGGAGTCTTATTCTTTGACGAAATCGGCTGATGACCAAGGCCAATATATCAACGGCGTGTTCTACGCCCGGTATTCGGGAAATACGTCTTACTACGTCGACGACCACCTGTTCAACGGTTTTCAGCGCACAGCTTTCAAGTTTTTTGCTTCTTACACAAGCGAAAGCGACAATGTAAAATTGAACGCTGTCAGAGGTTCAAATGTTGTAGTGCCTGCGCGTTGGCAGGTTGCTGGATTTGAGCTCGGTCCTGAGTTGCTGGTCGGCTCTTTGCCAATAAATGCTGCCCAAACAGAATTTACGGAATTCAACGGCGGTGAAAACATCTCAAAATACAGGTTTATGGCTGCTATTGTTGAGTACGCTGCTCCTACAAGCCATGACAAAAGCCTTGTGTTTGGTGTACTGCCTGAAACGGTGTCGACAGACGAGTCAAATCCTGACGGCATGGGCATTCCAGGCGGCAGCACAGGGCTTATTAATTACACGCAAACGCATTATCGCTATACGCATTATGTGCGTTTGCTGCATTCATTGAAGGGAGTCTATTGATGTATTACCGAATTTTGATACGCGCAAATGGGGAGGTCAGGTACCTCTACAGCGGAAGGAAAATCCCCTCCCTTACAGCGCCCGGCCTTGTGTGGGAAGCGTCAGACGGTGGGCAATACGTGTATTGCTCTGAGTCTGACTACCAGAAATTCAAACACGTTTTCAATGCGGATAATAAATACACTGCTGTGTATAGTACGACAGCAACCGACGCGAAAGCAGAGAAGCGCAAAATGGTCAACTGGGTGTTCAGCCCTGTCGACTATTCACATCTGGCTCAAGAACGCACGCATGAAAATGTAAGGACAGACCTGCATTTGCTTAAAACGGTGTCTGTGGAATTGCAAGAACAGATCAAGTCTTTTACACGTGAAAAGCGCGCGCTGTTTCGTGAAAAGGTAGGAGCTGATGAATCCACAACGGCGTCCATAAACGCTGATATTGAGGAAATTGACCGCGCGATAGACAGGCTGGACAAACGTCGTGAGGAACATCTGCCTCATGTAATTGAAGCAGCGTTCGCTCTCGCGTTCGTAGATGGAATGGGAGTCATTCTGCACATGGAAGCGCCTGTCTTGTACGGCGGCGATGCTGCGCCCTGGTGGTCGTACGAACATACTGCCGTAGCCAACGCAGCGGTATTGAAAGACGCTGTTGTGGCAAGACCTGGAAATATACAGGTCAAAGAAACTCTTGCAATGAAACTTGAGGAACTTATCAGAAATGACGCTGACCATGAAGCAGACGCGTATTTGCCGTCGGGAGCAAGACAGTCTCAAGAAGCAAAGCGGCTTGTGCCGCGCGGCTGGAAAGTTGTAAAATCTTTCAGTGCCGCCACTGAAGGCCGATCCGCCAACGCTGTAAAAGACAGCGATTTGAAAGAGATTCTTGTGTCGCACATTGTCGCTCAAGCGTCAGCTGCGATTGTTCCACCTAGCGAGGGTTGATGATGAACGGCAGCCATGAAAAATCGATTGAAAAACTGTTTGACAAACAGAATGCTATTGAGCAAAACGCGGCGAGTCAGTCCGCGACGTTGACGCATTTGACAAAAACCGTAGACAAAATGGCTACGTTGCAAGCAGACCAGCAAAAGGACATACACAAAATCAGCATACAGCTGAACAGGATAGTGATAGTCCTCGGTTTGATCGCTGCTGCCACCGGCTATCCCTATTTGATTAAGATTTTGCCATGAACATTTTTGACTTGCCGAATTACGACGCTTTGAAGGAGATGATCACCCTCCATGAGGATGAAAAGCTCAGGCCTTATGAGTGCACTGCTGGCAAATTGACAATCGGCATAGGCCGCAACTTGACAGACAACGGCATTACCGAGGATGAGTCCCAATACTTGTTTGCGAATGACATGGCGCGCATTCAAAGCGAAATCGAAACCCACTGTCCATGGATTCTGAGGCTTGACAACGAGCCGCGTTTTCACGCGTTTGTAGACATGATATTCAATCTCGGGATGCCGAGGTTTTTGCGCTTCAATAATATGATTGCGGCCGCCATGAATGGTGATTGGCAAAAGGCCGCTGATGAAGCGCATGATAGCATGTGGCGTGTGCAAACAAAAAACCGCGCTAAGCGGATTATCAGAATGATTCGTTTGGGGGAATTTTGATATGGTGTTGAGTCTTGTCAAAGAAGTTTTCGGTCTGGGGACTTCGTGGCTGAAGCACAGGCGTGAAAAGTCAAAGGCGAAAGCCGACCTCAAGATGGCGGTGTTGAATAACAAAACGAGGCTGGCGTCTGAGAAAGAAACAAACAACTCCGCGTGGGAAATGAAAGCTTTGGAAACGAGTGGGCACACGTTGAAATTCCTTTCATTCACGTTGTTCGCGTTGCCGATAATTTTTACAGTTGTCGGACCGTTTTTTGAGGACGGCAATGTAGCGGTGCGACAAATGTGGGAAAACTTCAGGCTTGTGCCTGATGCGTGGATGACGATTTATTACTATATTACCGGTGGGATTTGGGGAATAGCATCGCTTAAAGACGTTGTGCCCAGTGTCGCGGCCGGTATATCATCGGCTATCAGGAAAAAATGATAGATTGTTCTGCTCTTTTGCTAATCAACCTTGGCATGCTTTGCGTTTTGACAGGGCTCATGCTTGCAAGCTTGATTCGCAAATGATGACTCCATCACCGACCGTCTAGAACGCGCAGCCACGCGCGGCCAGGCGAGCCTTTCTGGGCCTGTTTTGGCTCAAATCCTGAAATTATTTTGCGCGTGAAAGCGTTGCCGGGTCTAGGTTTCTAAATTATTTTCACTTTTTTTAGCAAAAAGTATGTACAAAGCCAAAAGTTTTCTATAATATATCCATGTTGCGGCAATCAAGCCGCGACGTAACAAAGGAGCAAAAAATGGAACAAAATGAGGAACTTGTGACGTTTGAATGTGTTCGTAACGACGAGCAAAACATGTGGCTTTTGACTGTGTTGGTCAATGGCGAAGCCAGGGAATCGGGTTGCTTTGAAAGGACGTCGGACCTTATGAAAGCAATGCGTTACTGGGTCAATGCTGTCGAAACGATGAATGAGGATGGTTCAAGCAAGTAAAAATCGAAACGCCCGAGTGATCGGGCGTCTACCGGGAATCAGCAAGCCGGTACTGATGAGATCGCTGACAAAAACAAAGGAGCAAAAATGAAAATTACATTTGCAAAAATGAAATGCTTCACAGATGAACATACTGTGGAAGTATTTCTTGATGGCGATAGCCAAGGCCATCTTTACCGTGAAATCATGCGCGAAGGCGAAAGCAGCTGGGCGCCTGATGAGGACCTGAGGGACAACGCTCCCGCGCTTTATGAAAGCGGTTGGGAAGCTTTGTCTGAAGCAAAACGCGACGTGAAAAGCGCTTTGGCTGGATAAAGGAGTAAAAATGGAAAAAGATGTTGTGGACAAGGCCGCAAAAGTCTTGACGGAGGAGCTTGATAAACATTGTCGCAATCATGGATTGTCGCAAAAGGATATTCGTGATTGTGCGGTGGGGTTTATCAAAGCTTTTCAGGAAGCACAAAGTAAAATCGAAACGCCCGAATAATCGGGCGTCTACCGGCAAGCGCGAACCGGTACTGACGAGAATAGCGCCAAATAAAAACAAAGGAGCGAAAAATGGAAAGAAAAGAGTTTGTTGTTTTCAGGCATGTAGATTTTGATCGTGCAGTGATTGAGATTGCGCGCGTCACCGCAGTAAGCGATGACCAAGCTATCAATCGTGTCCAGTCTGAGATTGAATATGACCATGAAAAAATGGAGCCGTGTCATGAGTTTGAAAGTTATTTTGCGATTGAAAAATCCAACCTGGAAGCTTTCAAAAAATACATGTCCATCGAGTCTATTGAAACAGTAGACGAGAAAGCTTCAAAAGACGGAACGCGAGCGCATGAGTTGCTGCTGGCGTACGAGGACGGTTTGCCGTTTACCGTTGACGAAAGGGTCACGATTGCAAGACCTGAGGATGAGGATGGAATTCTTATCATCTTTCAGGATGGCAGTGTGGCAAGGGCTACAACCTACGCGGCAAGTTTTCGCGTGGTTGCAAGCTGAGATTTGAACAGGTTGCGCAGAGGACATGGATGTTATCTGCGCGACCGCTTTATAAAAAGGAGTGAAACAATGGACAAAGAAAAGCATATTGCAAGCAGAGAAATGCCTTGGAGACATAACACAATGCATTATTGGATTATTAAAGCCAATGATCGCGCGCGCCGCCAAATTAAAAAGCTGCGTTTTGCAAAAGGTCAAGCGGTTTGATGAAAAAAGGAAACTATATTGTCGAAGTGTTTGACAGCTGCGACAACGACAAAATATATTGGCTGCGTCTGAAAGATGACGGCACCGGTATTGAAGCAGTTGACGACCATAAGCACGCAACGGTGTTTCGTACGGCCCATCATGCGGTTTTGATGGGTGACGCGTTCATGCTGTTTAGCGAGGCGCCTCATGATACGCGAGTGTTTGACAGCTATGATCTGGTGAGGGTGCCATGATACAGAGATCAGATTGCGAGCATCAAATCGTCAATGCGATCAATAAGCGTGATATTCGCTTGTTGAAAAGGCTTGAAACGAAGCTGTTGCAAGAAACGCAAAAAATGTTGGGTTCAATACACAAGGCTGCTGAAGCTATTGCATCGCTTGAGGTAATTGACAAGGCTAAAAAAGAGAGGGCTATAATAAAAGCCCACGAAAAAGAATAAAAATGTCTGAGACAGCGCTGGTACTTTCAGCTCCGACAATTGTTGGTAAGTCCCGGCTATCTGTCGATTGCAGCGCCCCGCATGCTGTCTGCGGTGTCGACCATTGAAGCGCGTTAGGCGTGTGAGTTTGATGCTCCTTACTCACACGCCGCCTTTTTGCAATTACAACTATGGGGAAACACATGAACGCAAAAACACAGAGCGACAGCATGGCGAAGCTGAAGCCGAGGAAAAAAATCACGGTCAATAGACCGTCCACAGATGATGAAAAAGAAAAGTGCATGATAGCGCTTGACAAGTTTTTGAATCATTACGACAGCCACATTCCAAGCGTTTGTAAAGCCACAGGCATCACTTACGCTGCAGTGTCAAACTGGATGAAACTCGGTTTTATCGGTTATAAAGCTTGCATTGAGATTGACAAAAATGACAATGTGCCTTTTACGAAAGAAGCGCTGCGTCCCGATATCAAAGACTGGTCAGTGTTTGCCGCCGTAAAAGAATGACATGAAATACTTGAACGTCCCTGCGCGTTTAAGGAACGAAAAACAATGGGTTTTGTGGGCCGCGATAAAACGGCCGGACGGGAAAACCGTCAAAAGACCCCTTGACAGACGCGGCATCTCCGCATCGTTTATAGACCAAAAAAATTGGTTGAGTTTCTATGACGCAGTAGCAGCTGCGCAAAAACACAAATGCGGCATTGGTTTTGTGTTGACCGACCAAGATCCGTTCGTAGGGATCGATCTTGACAATATAGACCCGCATTCGGCCAAAGCTAAAAAGCTCGTGCGAGCAGTCAATTCGTACGCGGAGATTTCTCCGTCAGGCAAAGGCGTACGCGTCATATTTGAGAGTGATCACCAACCCACTTTTGTGAAACGTGAATTGGGAATTGAGGTCTATTCATCAAAGCGTTTTTTGACGATTACTGGAAACCGTTTGAACGGCCGCGGTATTGAAAGATTTGACAAGCTTCCAAAGCAATGGCTTGAAAATACTCGCGTTGAATACGCGAATACAGACACAAATCTGAAATACAAAATCAAAAGCGTCGACGATTTTAAGTTGCCGATTGACGCTGTCGATAAAATCAAAAATGCTTCACGTAGTGACGGCGACGATATGAGCGAAATTGGATTCAAGCTTTCTAGCGTGTTTGCCAAGCAGGGATTGAGCAAACAGGATGCGCTTGGTCTGTTTATGAATCCCGACTATGGGATATATGATCTGCAACGCACACGCGCTCGTGGCGCCGAATGGCTAGCTCGATATATTATCAATCCGGCATTTGAACGTGTTCAGGGCGAATATGACCGCTTGCAAATGGTTCCTGAGCTTTGTCCTGTCGACCGTGTAAATGCGCTTGTGAATTTGATGATGAAATGCTCGTTGTATCCTGTTCAGACGTTCGCGTTCGCGTCGGTGTTTTCAGCTTTAAGCGCTTTGTTTGGAGGCGATTACGCGTTTTCAGGCGTGCGCCCGAACATTTACATGTGCGTGTATGGGCCGACGGGTTGTGGCAAACAGTTTATTGGCGATTTTGCGAAAAAAATATGCCATCATGCAGATTCCCAAAGCAGAGTGTTTGGAGAGTTTGGCTCAGACGCCGCGTTAGAAACGGCGTTGGTTGGACAAAAGGACGTTTTGATAATGGTTGATGAATTTTCACATTTCATTGAGAAGCTTGAAACCCATTCATGGGCTCGAACGTTCAAAACATGCTTGTTGAAACTGTATTCAAGCTCAAACAGTTATTATCTTGGAAGCGTTTCTATGGCCAGAAGCGGCGGCGAACGCGTCATGATTGAGCATCCATGCGTCAGCGTTTTGGCTACCGGATTGAAAGACTCATTTTTGGCAGCGGGTAAGGAACGAGATTTGCATGACGGATTCTTGAACCGTTTTATTGTGCTTTCTGGAAAGCCGCCTTTGCCGCGACGCGGGGTTCCAGAAATCAGTTTTGGCGACGAATTTGATTGGCTCAAAACGCTGCATCTGTTTTCAGGCGCTGCGGATGTTGACAGAAACAAACCTATAATTGTAGAAGCCGATCCTCAGGTTGAGGAAATGTTTTATGACGTTCTGGTTTCTCAAACGGACAATCTTGATGCAAGTGTTCTGAATTATTTGCGCGTACGCATGGCAGAGAACGCCAAAAAAATTGCTATGCTTTTGGCGATTGCAGAAAGCCCCGACAGCCCCACGGTATCAATGGACATTGCGGAATGGAGTATCGAATTCGTGTCGTCGGCAGTAGACAGTTTTCAATCTGATCTGTCGGACTATATTCATGTAATTGATGAGTCGCGTGAAGTGCAAGAAATTAAATCGGTTGAAAGTTACATTGAGCGCTTGATTAGCGACTATAAACTGTCGACGACTTTTGATTCAGCGCGTGAACTTGAACGCGTAAAGCGTCGCGAGATCAGCTATTACAGGCTCGCGCGCATAAGCAAGTTTCCACGACGAAAACTTGCCGCGTGTTTGGAATCGCTTGTTGATGCAGGAAAGATAAAATTGGAACGCGGTAAACGCGGCGGCTCTGTAATCAAAATTATTAAATAAATAGCGCGTTCTGGACGCATTATTTTTGCGCATCCAGGGCCGCGCCGGTACCGCGGAAATCTAGTCCTGGCCGCATTTTCCTAAAATTATTTTGCGC